CACTGAGACAATCTGCTCAGTTGACCCGTCGGGTCGTGGATCGGATGAAACGACAGCAGCTTATCTCTCCCAACGTAACGGTATCCTGTACTTGCACGAAATGCGTGCTTACCGAGACGGATACTCAGACAACACACTTCTGGACATTCTAAAAGGTTGTAAAAAGTATGAAGTATCTAAACTTGTGGTGGAAACTAACTTTGGCGATGGTCTTGTTAGCGAGCTTTTCCGTAAGCATCTTCAGCAGACAAATCAAAGAGTTGATGTTGAGGAAGTCCGTGCAACAGTTAGAAAAGAAGATCGAATCATCGATTCCCTTGAACCCGTCCTTAATCAACACCGACTCGTTATCGACAGATCAGTTATTGAATGGGACTTCAAATCTAACCCCGACGAAGCTCCTGAACGTCGATTGATGTACATGCTTTTCTACCAAATGAGTAGAATGTGTCGTGAGAAAGGTGCAGTTAAACACGACGACAGAATTGACTGTCTAGCTCAAGGTGTCCAATACTTTACAGATGCTATGGGTATTAGTGCCCAGGAAGCAATCAAAGAACGTAAACGTATGGAGTGGAATCAGATGCTAGAAGACTTTATTGACGACCCTCAATCCTCTGCAAATCACATGGTTTTGGGTATGAATTACGAGCAAAGACAACAAGCAAAAGGTAACGGTAAAAACTCAGTCCCTAACTGGGTTTAGTACGGTCCCACATGTATACAGGAGAAGGGAAGGGTGGACCCAACTTCTGCGAAGGAAGGAACTTGTGTCTAACGACACTCCTTCCTTCTTTACTAGATGATTCGTTTCCGTTCATCCTGTAAGTACTACCACCAACTACGTTAACCACCTCTTACATGTATCATACAGTATCATTAGTACATACCACCCCAGATGCTGAACAACTTATAGCGTATATGGCTAGGGTATCTAACCCCGCTAATCAGGATAACCCCGAGTCAGAACGTTTGATTAGGTACTTGATTAAACATAAACACTGGTCACCTTTTGAAATGGTGAATATGTGCGTACAGATAGAGACAACCCGAAGTGTTGCTGCTCAAATCTTACGTCATCGTAGCTTTAGCTTCCAAGAGTTTTCCCAAAGGTACGCTCAAGTGGCGGAACCATCGATAATCCCTCAGTTGAGAAGGCAAGATACTAAGAATAGACAGAATAGTATTGATAACTTAGATCCAGTTACAGTGGATGAGTTTAATATCAAGATAAATAGCTTGTTTGAGCTTAGTGAGAGCCTCTATAATGAAATGTTGCAAGCAGGTGTGGCTAAAGAGTGCGCTAGAGACGTTTTACCGCTCTCAACACCCACTAAACTCTATATGAACGGTACTTTACGTTCTTGGTTGCACTATTGTGACCTTAGATGCGCTAATGGTACCCAATATGAACATAAATTGATCGCTGATCAGGTTAAAAGCTTGATTGAACAGGAGTTTCCTACGATTTATGCTGCTATGTTCTGTTGATTAACTGGCGTTAACCTGCTAAATTTTGGCAGAAATTTGTGAACCCTCTATTTTAATAAGAATTACAAATAAATCCCCCATTGGGGGTATAAATAATACAAATTAAATTGTTGTCGATATTATTATATGCCCGCTCGCTACGCTCGCTCTACTAACCAACCAGGATTGCACTGTGCAAATATATTTTTTACTGTGCGATTGGGGAGCGAGCGCGTAGCGCGAGCGGCAAACAGTTAGTGTTAATTAGTGAGTCAAGTTCTCCACAGGTTGTGGAAAAAGGCGAAGACATCTGTCTGCGCATATTAGCGTATCTTATCAACAATGATAAGCAGTGCTAATCGTAAAACGCTTGACATGCGCTGTGATCCGTGCAATACTATGTGTATTCCAACGGAGGTTACATGCGACTCATCGAACAACAAATGTGCAACGCTATCAGTCAAGGTAAAGACTGGCACAAAGATAACACCAGAGTGGAAATAGATGTAGACACTAATACATCTGCTGTGTATCTACATAACAATTTGATTGCAACTGTGACTGACAATGATGTTACAATCTACGACGGTGGTTGGCAAACTAACACGACTAAATCACGACTCAATGCAATTTGTTCTGAATTTTGCATTGCTGGTGAGGGTGTCTTTCAAAAAAACTTTCAATGGTTTGTTCGTAAGTTTATCGGTGAATCTTCCATCACTGGTAAAGTCTACAACGTAGAAGATTTCACCAATGGTTATGTATTTTCCTGATGAGCAAAGTTAAACTTAAAGACGTCACATTCACACGCGGCGGTAAACCAATCAAAACGCTGTTATGGTGTAACACGCAGAAACGTGCTAAGCGTAACAAACCAGCCAAACTAAACGGCATTGTTGTAACTAACTCAATCGAGGTATTCCATGACATCTAAGCAAGAACTTTACGACAAAGAAGTAGACGTGCTGTGGTACGGTGGTGTTAACGACTGCCACAACATTGACATGAGTTTTAGTTACTTTGCAGCGTACCTCGAAGCTATCAATAACGAGTGTGACGACTGGCAAAGTGCACACTAACGCTTGACTTTCCACCTCAAACCTGCCATACTAACAGCATGAACAAAACACAAACCATCCGCTTCAACTCCAACGGCGTCTATGCTTCTGATGCTCGCCTTGCTAGCATTGCTGCTGAGTGTCTCGCTGCCGAGCGTGCTTCTATTGCTGCTGCTCGTGCTGCTCGCGCTGCCGGTGCGCAGGAAGCAACGTGGCAAGTCAATTGGTAAACTGTCTACTACCTCTTGACTTCTGCCTCATTCTCTGCAATACTTAACGCATGACTTACACACGCGATCAGCTCATCTCTGCATTAGCTCACGAGTGGGATTATCTTTGCCATGAGTCTCCCGATGACGACGACATGTCAGCCGCTGAGTATCTCGACTATCTCAACACGTTGTCAGATGCTGAGCTTATCGACGAGACAGACACCTGCGACGGTTACACTCTCGACGAGTACATGTTCAACCATTCTTGATTGTTACACACAGGCAATCACACGCCTGTCTGTAGCATTCATTGCTACTCTTTTCACCTTACAAATTCACACATGATTCGCATTCCTGTTCGTACCTCTGACGCCGTAGATTCTATGGTTGTTGATCCTATCCGTGGCAAAGTCATTGCTACATTTAGCAGCGGTACTTACGAGTATCACGGTGTATCTCGCCGCGCTATTCTCAATCTTCTTGCTAACCCTAACATGTCGTTGGGTTTGTGGATTAACGAGAATGTTCTGGCTAAGCAGTATCACAACTACGTGCGACTGCATGACATGAACAAAGTAGCATTTGACTACGCTTGATGTTTACCTTGAGGGCATTCGTGCCTTCAATGTAGACTTCACGTCTACGTTATTCACCTTATTTCACATACACAAATGTTCTTCATTCCTGCTGCTCGTAACACCATCAAATCCTCTTCTATCGAACAACTGGAGATTTCGCCTGCAACTAACCAGGCATTGGTTACCTACAAAGGCGGTAATCAGTATCTCTATAGCAACATCGAAGAGGATGCATTGTTCGACGTTATCTTCTACAATGTCAAGTCTTTTGGCAAGTGGGTTAACGAGCACTGCAAGAACGCTGAGGGTGTCGCTTGCTTCCCGATTGCTGCCTAAGATTCTTGTCACTAATCAAACAGCACATTTACGACAACATGCAAATTCAACGTGAGCAACTCATGTGGGATATTGATGGAATTGTTGACGAGTTCGCTTGTAACAATAACATCAGCGAAGATGACATGGAAGACTTAATTAGTGTTCTATGTGATGCTGTCTGTAAAAACTTTCCTAACTAATTATCATGCCTGAGTCTCTCACTCGTTATCAAGAATTCCTTGCAAATCAGCTTGGTATTGACAGCGTAACTCGCACGGATTTGTTCCGTCACGAGCTGGAAGGTTATGGCGTCGATAGTATTCCTGATTTTCAGGATTCATACTATGGATGTTATCCAGATGTGCAAACGTTTGTTGAGGATTTTGTCAACGAATGTTACTCTGATTGTATCAACAACCTCCCAACATGGCTGCAAACAGCTATAGATTATGAGCTGATTTGGTACCAGAGTTTGCGACATGATTTCTTTGAAGTTGAGTTTGACGGTGAAGTCTACATCTTCAATCGTCACTTCTAAGTAACACATAGCGGCGCAATCGTCGCACTAAGTAACAGATAGGCGGCATTATTGTCGCCTCTCTTTTGTGCTCCACATTCATCACATTCACGCATCCCAAGGACGCAGCTACAATTATGGTTTGGAACGAATCTAACATTATCCTAGCCATTATTGGTATGGTAGGATTGTTCAGCACTGCTATTATCTGGCAGCGCTCTAACCGCATTACTTCTAAATACTATGGCAAACGTTGAACCTAAAAACGATGATTGGTACATCCGCAATGCAATCTATTGTTGGCTGCATTACTTCGATGAAGATCATCAATGGCACGCTAAATACTCAGAGCTAGCCAAACGTGAAACATTCTTACCCAAACCACGACGCGCAAAGCGTAGGAAAACACCTAATGCGGTTACAGAAATCCTCTCTTGATGAGTACGAATACAAGACAACTGACGGTCAGGTGCGATACTTACTTGCACCCGATTTAGAGCATGCCGCATGGGCTGCTGCTGAATTGTCCGGTGGCACGCAGTTCCTTAAAGATGTAAAACTTTGCGATGAGTGGTAACTATTTTCCTAACAACTGGGAAGCATGGGCAGATATGCCCGAAGACTTTCTTGCCACACCTACGTGGGAAGAGTTTGAAGACTGGAAGCTGCGCGGCTGGGAGATTCCCAGTTCAGTGTGCTGTATTATCCGCGCAACAAATACCAAAGGTAAAGTCAAAGAGTACGTTTACCAAAAAACACACGCCGCCGAAAAACGTATCCAACAACTTATCGCTGAAGAGGCAGAGTTTACCATCTGCACTGAGGATGAGTTGCGTCACATTTCACCCATTAAATCTCATGAGTCTGATCAATCTTGAACAATTCGAGCAACTTAGCGAGGCATATCCTGAACTCGCTGAGTGCTACGATCTGACCACATTCACACGACCCAAGGACGCAGAGGAGCCTATTGCCTACACCAGCCCAAATTGACGAACAGATACAACTTGAGCGTGATGCTATTGCTCAAGGGTTAAAGAAACTACACAAGAACACACGCGATCTCGAAGGCAAAGATTATGCGTCTGCTACTGTGTATGGAGCTGCTTCTATTGATACCTTGCTGCCTCTTGTGGTGGCACGTATTGAAGCAACTACCAATCGCATAAAAGAAGGTAAGACTGGCGCTGCATTTGTTGAGATACAAAAGTATCTTGCTGATGTAGAACCGCTTGCTGCTGCTGCCCTTGCTGTGAAGATTACCTTTGACAAGGTGTTTTCATACAAAGAAAAGAGCAACCAGGCTGTTAACGTATGCGATTCTATTGGTCTTGCTGTTGAGCAAGAGTGTCAGATGCGACACTACGAAAGAGAAGCTCCTGGTTTACTTAAAAAACTAAAGGACAACTATTGGCATCGAAGCATTGGCACACAACAAAAAGTTGTAGTCATTCGCACACTGATGAATCGTTATGATGTCAAACAGTGGGATGCATGGGGTAGATCTAATCGCATCAAACTTGGAGGCTGGCTACTTGATTGCATCATGCAAAGTAGCGGTTGGTTTACAAAAAACATGCAACAACAAGGACGCAAACGTGTCCAATATGTCATCCCAACCCCTGAGTTTTTGGAGATCAAGGACGCAGTGATGAGAGATGCTGAACTATTCAGCCCGCTTGCATGGCCTATGCTTATCGAACCCAACGACTGGGAGAACGATAGGCAAGGTGGTTACATCCTCAATGAGGTGATGCGTGGTCATGACATGGTTCGGCGGGGCGATCCCACATGTATACAGGGAGATAAACCACTGGACTTTCTGAACAAAATCCAGAAGGTTGCTTATCGACTAAACCCCTTTATTGTAGGGGTAGCGGAAGAGCTAGATAGATTGGAACGAGCTGTTGGTAAGTTCCTCCCTATTATCCATCATGAACTACCACCCAAGCCTGTAGATATTGAGGAGAACGAAGAGTCTCGTCATACATACAGGAGAACTTGTGCTGAGGTTCACAACTTACAAGCACAGGAGTTCAGAAAGTCATGTCGAACACGCATGACGATGGAAGCAGTTGCTAGGTTCAAGGATCGTGATAAGTTCTACATTCCGTGGTCGTTTGATTACAGAGGTAGAGCCTACCCAATTCCTGCCTTCCTTACACCCCAAGATACAGACTTTGGAAAAAGTTTGTTGATGTTTGCTGATGGGTCTTACATGACTCCTGAAGCAGAGGACTGGTTAGCATTTCAAGTTGCCACAACATATGGTCTTGATAAATCTCCCATGACTGAACGATTGGAGTGGGTAAAGAACAACACACATCTTATATCTTGTGTCGCTTCTGATCCCATACTCCACATTCACGAGTGGGAAGCTGCTGATGAACCTTGGCAATTCCTTGCAGCATGTGATGAGTATTATCATTGCGTGTTGAAATGTGATCGTCACTTTACACGTGCTATGATTGCTACAGATGCAACTTGTAGTGGCCTACAAATCCTTGCAGGACTTGCACGTGATAAGAATACAGCTAAGTTAGTCAACGTCCTACCGTCTGATAAACCGCAGGATGCTTACAAGGTTGTAGCTAACACTGCTGCACCGTACGTTCCTAAGTCCATCCAACCTTACATGGACAGGAAAACGGTGAAGCGAGTAGTGATGACCGTACCCTACAATGCTAAACCATTCAGCAACCGTGGGTACATCAAGGACGCACTAAAGGAGAAAGGTGTTGAGATCGACAAAGATGACTTGACAAAGACAGTCGTTGCTGTTAGAAATGCTATGGATGAGGTTGTACCTGGTCCCATGGCTGTCATGTCTTGGATTGAGTCTGAGGTTGCCAAGGCAATCGATCGTGGTAAAACAGAGCTATCGTGGGTCACACCATCTGGCTTTGTTGTTACTCAAAAGCTCATGAAGAAAAAGACAGAACAAGTTGAGCTACAGTTGATGGGTCGTTGTAAGTTAACTGTCGCAGTCGATGACTCTGACAAGGTTGACAAACAACACCACAAGAACGCAACAGCACCGAATCTAATCCATTCACTCGATGCATCTTTGCTTCACTTTTCTGCGCTTCGTTTCGACGCACCGATCGCTCTCATTCATGATTCTGTATTGTGTCGTGCTACCGATATGTCTTCTCTCAGTGCAATTGTACGAGAGACATATATGCACCTCTTCGCAGAGCATGATTACTTGCGAGACTTCGCTCACCAAATAGGAGCGGAGACTGAACCACCGATCATTGGAGACCTTGAACCGGAATCCGTGATTGAATCCACTTATTTTTTCTGTTAATGCCACGCACTATCCACAAAACTGAACAGCCTGTGATCCTCGAAGGTTATCAAGCTGTACTGAAGCCAAGTAAGTTTGGCTACTCCCTCTCTGCTATTGTCGATAGCGAGATGGTTGACGCCCTTGAGACTGACCGTGAGGAATCACTGCAGTGGGCACAAAGTAAACTCAAGAATCCTAAGCGTTCTGTGCTCAAACCTGAGCCTTGGGAAGAGGTCGCAGACAACCAGTTCAAAGTTAAGTTTAGCTGGAATGATGAGAACAAACCTCCCGTCGTTGACACCGAAGGTACACCTGTCACAGACGAGAATACGCCCATGTATTCTGGTAGCCGAGTTAAGCTGGCGTTCTATCAGAAGCCATACATCCTCAAGGATGGCGTCACTTATGGAACAAGCCTTAAACTGGTTGGTGTACAACTGGTGTCTCTCAATTCAGGAGCTGGTGTAGACACTGGTGATATGGCTGCTGAAGATGTGGCTGCCCTGTTTGGCAAGACTGAAGGCTTCAAGGCTGCTGATCCTGTTGTCACTGTTATCCCTGGTTCCGACGACGACGACTTCTAATGGCATTTAGATCCAAGCTCGAAGAGAAGGTTGCTGATCTGCTTGTCGATCTTGGTGTCAAGTACGAGTACGAAACAACTAAAGTCCGTTACATTATTCAGCACGTTTACACACCCGACTTTATTCTACCCAATGGTGTCGTGTTGGAATGTAAGGGCTACTGGGAACCTGCAGACCGTCGCAAGATCAGGGCAGTAAAGGAGTTGAATCCTAACCTTGACTTGCGTATGGTCTTCCAGGCACCGTTCAATAAGATCAGTAAGAAATCTAAAACTACATACGCTAAGTGGTGCGATAAGCATGACATCCCTTGGACATCATTCCAAAACATCCCTCTCGACTGGCTCCTCTGAGTTTCTATTTCATGAGCCATGTGAGGAGTGTGGATCGTCAGATGCCAAGAGTGTCTATGACGATGGTCACACATACTGCTTCGTTTGCCATCACTATACGCACGGTGATGGCGAACCTTCTTTACACATTCACGAAACCAAACGTGTGCAAATAACAGGCTCAGCTCAAAGGCTGCAGAAGCGTAACATCTCACAAAAAGTATGTGAGAAGTACAAAATCTACCGTGATGGTGATAAGCTCCGCTTTTACTATCATGACGAATCAGGCATCGTCAAAGGTGCCAAGGTAAAGACAAAGGGTAAATCATTCTCGTATGAGGGTGAGGTACCTGGTACATTCTTCGGACAGCATCTCTACCCTACTACTGGTAAACGTATCGTCATCTTTGAAGGCGAGCTGGATGCAGCTAGTGGGTCTGAGTGTATGCCAGGATGGCCTATGGTTTCTGTACCATCAGGTGCAGCTGGTGCAAAAAAGGCTGTACAAAAACAACTCCCACTGCTGCAAGGCTACGATGAGATTGTTATCTTTTACGACAATGACCCACCAGGTCGTCAAGCCGCTGAAGAGTGTGCTAGTGTGCTACCGCCTGGTAAGGTCAAGATTGCCCACCTTCAAGGCGACTACAAGGACGCATCAGACGCTCTCCAAGCCAACGACTCTGACGCTGTATGCCGAGCTATCTGGGACGCCAAGCCGTTCCGCCCTGATGGCATTGTCGATGGCAAAACTCTTTTAGATCTTGTAACCACTCCATCACCCGCTGCAGATCATGACTACCCATTTCAAGGATTACAATCAAAGCTTCACGGGATCAGGTATGGAGAGCTTGTCACAATCACTGCAGGATCTGGCATCGGCAAATCCAGCTTCTGTCGTGAACTTGCAACTAACCTTCTTTCAAAAGGAGAACGGGTCGGTTACCTGGCGTTGGAAGAATCCAACCGTCGTACGGCTCTAGGCTTGATGAGTGCTCATGTAGGCAAGTCACTACACCTTGGAGAACACACCCATGAAGAACTTACGGCGGCTTTTGACGCCACAATGGCTAATTGGAACCTGTATCTTTTTGATGGGTTCGGCAGCTATGATCCTGATGTTATTTATAATCGCATTGAGTACCTGGCATCAGGTCTCGACTGTCGAATCATTTTCTTGGATCACCTCTCCATCCTCCTTTCTGGGCTTGACGGAGACGAAAGGCGGATGATCGACACCACAATGACTAAGCTCAGATCGCTCGTGGAGCGTACTGGCATAGCGTTGTTCTTGGTGTCACACCTCAAGCGTACATCATCGGATCAGAACCATGAAGAAGGAGCACGAGTTACGCTCGGACAACTGCGCGGATCTGCTGCAATCGCTCAACTCAGCGATGCGTGTATTGGATTGGAACGAGATCAACAATCCGACAAAGCTGGAAGTTCTACGACTGTTAGAGTGCTTAAAAATCGTTATTCGGGCGAAACTGGAGTAGCCTGTGAACTAAGCTACGATCTACCTACCTGTAAATTCTATGAAACCCAACCCGAACCAGAGTTCAACGCCGCAACTGACTTCTGATTATCTTGCGTATTGTATGGAACTCAAACGACCCAACCCACCTACCACCCAAGCTATTGAACGTGCTCAATTCAAAGACAAGACGTTCAGATGGAATGGGAAGTGACTCTAATCTTTGACATAGAAACAAACGGATTGCTCCATGATGTTAGTACCATCCACTGCCTTGCTATCCACGATCTTTCGACAGATCAAACGATTGCGTACAATGACACTGGGTCTAGTGAGCCAATATCAAGAGGCTTGCAAAGACTACAGGATTCGGACAGGGTTATTGGTCACAACATTATTGGTTACGACTTACCTGTTATCCGTAAGCTCTACCCTTGGTTTACTAACCCTGCTCATGTGGTGGATACTCTACTACTTAGCAGACTTTACCATCCGGACATGATTAACTTGGATAAGAAGCGTACCTGGGATGGTATGCCTCTCAAGTTGTACGGCAAACACTCACTCGAATCTTACGGCTACAGATTAGATGAACGGAAAGGTGACTACGGTTCCACTTCTGATTGGGCGGACTGGTCCCAAGAAATGGAAGACTATTGTATACAAGACGTTCACGTTACCACCAAACTATGGAAACACTTCCAGCCTTACCTGAATGGGTCACGCTAGAACACGAAGTACAACAAATCCTTACCGAGCAGGAAATTCATGGATGGTCTTTTGATGAGAACGCTGCATGGCAACTTGCATCTTCTCTCACCAGAGAACTACGAGAAACTGAAGAACTACTACGCAACAGGCACCCTTTCGTCCGAGGATCGGAATTCACTCCTAAACGAGATAACCGCACGCAAGGATATGTCAAGGGTGCACCCTTTACTCGACTGAAAGAACTCAACACATCATCACGGGATCATATATCATGGATCTTGCAACAATTCTATGGCTGGACTC